ATGAAGCTGAAATTCGGATTGGCCGCCCTCGCGCTTGTCGTCACACCCAGCCTCGCCTTGGCGACGGGTGGGTGCAACTACACCAAGCAGAAACAGGCGATTTCCTGCATTGCAGGCACCGCTTGGGACGCAGCGACCAATAGCTGCGTGCCGCAAACTTCGAGCTGACTGAAAACGGGGCGGGATCACCGCCCGCCCCTGCTCATCGGTCGGCAAACGCGCTGACGCGGCGCGCCTGTGTCATAGGTAACGGACCGCGAATGTGCCCAGCCCGAAACTGGCCGAAATCTGCGCCACTTCGATCCTTTTTCCCGCATCCGGCCCATCCGATTGCCGCGCCGACGCCGGATACATCCAATCCGGGCGCTCCAGCGTGGCCTCTCGCAGGATCTGCGTCCCCCGCATCACCCGCATGAGATAGCGCTCGCTCTCTTCGCCAAGCGGGACCTCGGGCGTGTCCCAACGATCCCCACCGATCCGCGTGCGCCTGATCCATGTTACGTTTAAATCGCCCCCCCTTTCGCTGACACGCAGATGCACCGGCGCGTAGGGCCGCAGACCTACCCCATCAAAGGCAATCACCGCATGGGCGAAACTTGGATCGTCCACCGGCCGTCCCCCCGGCCCGATCCGGTAGTGCAACGCCTGTCCGCGCTGCGCCTCCGCCAACTCGATCTGCTGCGGCACGCCGTTGAGCCGCACCACAATTGACCCAGCAGGCCAGACGCCACCGCCTGCCCGTTCCGTTCCCGCCTGTCCGCGCAGCCGGTGACGCAGAACATAAGTATCCGGCGCCACCAACTCCGCATCCCGGAACTGGAACAACTCCCAGCCCCCCGGCGTGCCGTCGCCAATGGCGCAGAGATTGCCGCCGTTCAAGAGCGCCGCATCGCCCACGCTCTCCAACGTCCCGAACCGCATCCGCACGAATAGCCCATCGCCCCGGTCGATCCGGCCCATGGGTGCCGGCAAGAGCGGCGTTTGCGTCACCCCAACCGTGCTGCGCGCTGCGACCAAGGTGTTGAGCCGGTAATTGGCATCCTCAACCGAAGAATAGATCGCCGCGCTGCCGGGCCAGGGATTGGCCAGTACCGCGATATGCGGTGCGTGCGGCAACTCCTCGCCAGTCAAGAGCGGCAGATCGAGGAACAGCGGGGTCACAGGCCCCGGCGCCACGAAAGGGCGCAACCGCGCCGGGCTGTCCTCGATCAGAATGGGCCGATAGTTCTCAGGGTCGATCCGCACCGCATCGCAGCGCTGCGCGTTGCCCATCTGCTCAACCCGGTCGATCCGAAACCGCGCGCCACCGTCGCCTTTGGGCATTTCAATCACATCCCCCGCGCCGACGGCCAGCTGCGAGGGCGGCAACGTCAGGCGCAGCGTATCCACCGACAGCCGCGCTTCCGAAAGCCAGCGTTCCACCACCTGCCGCCCCTCTGCTCGCGTCAGCGCCAGCGGCATTTCCGAGGTTGCCACCGCATGCGTCACCTCATCGGGCAGGATGGCCTCTTCCGAAATCGCCTCATAATCGGCATCCGCCTGCAGAAACCGCAATCGCACCCGTCCCGCGAGTTCCAGATCGCTGCCACGCAGTTCGTCTATCACGCCCCCCAATTCCGGGTCCCGCACCACCCGATCGAGATCGACTGCATGATCCGCGCGCCCGTCCCGCTTGCGGAATTCGAGCACTCCACCCCGCTCGATGGCATCAAGACCATAGGCCAGCATCAAGGGTTGCAGAGTTGCGCGCGCCTCCGTGACCTGATCCACCAGATAGCCGCGCAAGAACCCCTCCGCACGGCTTGTGTCCAGATCCCGCAGACCTGCGCGCGCCGCCACTTCCGCAACCACATCCGCCAATCGCCGCCCGCTTACCCGGCCATTGATCCAATGCCCGCGCGCATAATTGCTGCCATCGGACCAAAGGTCGAGATTGCTCGGAAAATAGGGATAAGGTCGCGCGTCCCACGCCCAAACATAGGCGTGATCCATATCGACCATCCGCCCCTCGAATTCCTCTGACTGGGGGTTCCGCGCCGGATCAGTCCAAAAGACCGCCATAGCCCGCAAGTATTGCAACTGGATCAACTCATCCCGCTGCCCTGTCGAATGCCTCGGCAGGCGCGACTCCGATGATTTGGGATCGAGAAACTTGTTCGGTTCATTGGTGCCCTTGTCCACCGCGGCGCAACCATATTCGGTAAAACGGATCGGTTTCGATTGCGGCACCCATGCGGTTGGCGCAGGCACACGCAGCCCGCCCACCCGGTCAAAATGCCGGTTCTCCCACCAGCTTCGCAAATCCTTGAACCGCCAGATCCACGGCTCGCCATGGGCCTCATCCGTGATCGGCACACGGCGCTGCGCCGCGCGCGCCTCCGCCGTTGGGTAGAACCAGTCATAGCCCTCACCCCCCGCGATATTGCCTTGCAGATAGTCCAGATCATAGATCGACGGCCAGTCTCGCGCGTCAAGATGCGCGTCCCCTTCGCGCCAATCACTGAGCGGCATGTAATTGTCGATGCCGATAAAGTCGATATTGCCATCCGCCCACAGGGGATCGAGGTGAAAGAACCGATCCCCATTCCCCGGTTGATAACCGAAATATTCCGACCAATCAGCCGCATAGCTGATCTTGACCTCTGGCCCCAGCACCTCGCGCACCTCTGCCGCCAAGGCAATCAGCTGCGCAACAGCCGGAAAGCTGTTGTTTGCCCCCCGGATCTGCGTGAGGCCACGCATTTCCGACCCGATGCAAAAGCTTTCGACGCCCCCCACAGCAGCACAAAGTGCGGCCTGATGCAGGATGAACCGCCGGTAAGACCACTCATCGGGGCCATGATAGGCCACCGGGCTTTGCTTGACCGCGCCGCCAAAACTCAGAAGGTTGAGCGCGCCGGTGCCGGGGCTCTCTGCCACATTCGCAGCAATCGGCGTCACCGTGAAATCGGCGGCGCGCGCGGTGCCGAAAAACGCCGCAACCTCGGTCTCAGCCGCTGCCGTCTGATCCGGGCTATCCGCCTGTCCGGGTGCCTTTGAGGTGGTAATCCGCCCGCGCCACGGCAGCACCGCCTGATCCACGGCCCCGCTCCACGGATCGGGCAAGCCATTCCCCGGCATCTGCTCCATCAGGATGAACGGATAGTAGAGCACCTCTTGCCCAGCCTGTTGCAACGCCAGAATGGCCTCGATGACCGCCTGATCGGTCGGCGTGCCGCCATAGACCTGGCGGCCCTGCGTGTCCTTGGGCACCTCACCCGCCTCGGCACGGCTCAGGCTTGAAACTCGCCAGGGCATGTTCGTCGCCTCGAATTGCTTTTGCTCCACCCTCGGCCTGATCTGGCAAACCCCGCACCGCAGATCGTCCCCGAACCAGCTGACGACCAGCGACACCGCCCCACAGGCCGGCAATTCCTCGACAAGCCCCTCCAGCGCCGTGGCCATGTCCGCGCGTGCGGAGGGGCTGTTGATATTGGCAATCCCGTTCGATCCAAGGCCAAAATTCATCGTGACCGGCGTCGTGGCCAGCGCGTATTCCCCCGTGCCGGGCAGCAACGCCACGCCCCGGACCGCCCGCACCGGATCAAGATCGGCCCCCGGGCTGCCCGCCTGCGACGGGCGGCACACCTCGAAACTGAACTGTGGAACACGGTTTCCAAATTGGCTGATGTCCAGATCCTCGATCACCACATAGGCGGTGCCACGATAGGCGGGCACGTTGCCCGCCCCTTCCACCGCCTCGATCCGGGGATCGGGCAATTGATCGCGCGTGCCCTTGTAGACCTGCATGTTGAGACTGCTCGGGGCCACCTCGGTCCCATCCGCCCAGACCCTTGCGACACGGGTAATCTCACCCTCGCAGAGCGCAAGCGCCAAACTCAGCGAATAGCTGATCGCGCGCGTATCGGGTGTGGCGGGGCGGGGATTGCCCTTGCCACCGCCCCGGCTGCCCTGGGTTACGGTGACATTTTCGCGAAACTCGGTGGCCCAGATCACCTGTCCGCCCACACGCATGCGCCCGTAAACCTGCGGGATGGCATCACCTTCGCCCGCGCCGGTCAGGCGCAACCGGCTGACGCGCCCTGTCTCGACCACTTCCGATCCTTGCCCCAACAGCCGTTGGTCAATCGAACGGCCGATGACTGCCCCGGCAAAGCGCCCGATCGCCACCGACGACAGGCCAAGCGCCGTGCCGCCCACCGCGCCGCCAATCGCCGCCCCCGCGGCGGATAACAGAATGGTTGCCATGGCTTAGCCCTCCTCGGGAAATTGAAACCGCGCCACGATGCGCCGCCGCCACGGGGCGCTCAGCGCGGTCTCGACCACACCATGCCCCGAATAGGCATGAATGAAAGACGCGCGCGCGCCCACGCCCGCGACCACGCCCAGATGCTTGGCAACCGACCCTTCGCGCATGCGAAAGAGGATCACATCACCCACCGCCTCTTGGGCCAGATCCTTGGCCAGCAAATGCCGCGCCGCGGCCCGCCACAGCGCCTCGTCCCGCGCCGGTTCGGACCAGTCCATCGAATAGGCCGGCGGCTGCTCTGGCTCGGCACCCTTGATCTCGCGCCAGAGGCCTCGCACCAGCCCCAGACAATCACAGCCCGCCCCACGACAGGCCGCCTGGTGCCGGTAGGGTGTACCGATCCAGCCCCGCGCTGCCGCGACAATCCGCGTGCCCTGCCCGCTCATCTGCGGCTCCCACCATCCAGATGCGCACTCTTGGTCGGATCCGTGATCGTCCAGTCATCCCCGGGAATATCCGGAAACCCTTGAAAGTTCAGAAGGTTGTCAAACTTGAACTGACAGGTTGCCATGCGCTTGTCACACCCCGCCTCGATCCGCAGCGCATCTCCCGGCGCGACTGTCGCCCCAATCGGATGCCAAAGATCAATCACCCGCCCCGCGCCGTCGCTCCGGTCGCGCTTAATCAGCCCGATCAGCCCCGTGGCCGCGCCACTCAACACCCGGATCACGCCATGACGAAACCAATCGTCCTCAAACCCGCCCATCTGGGCAAAGTGAAACACACGGTTCTCCTCGACCGCCTCGGCTGGACGTTCCGAAACATACCCCGGCGTATTCAGATCAAAGGTGCAGGTCCGATCCCCCAGAATGGCGCTGCACGCCTTTTGATACACCCGCCCCAACGGCACATTGAGCGCATCGGTCAGACCGCGCAACTCGGCCTCGAAGGCGCCACCGGCGCGCCGCAACTCGCCCATCGTGCCGCGAAAGATCAGACTGCGTGCTGTCACGTCCTGCCAGTTGACAAGCCACGCGCGCAACTCGGCCCCGTCGTACCGCCCGGCCTCGATATCCGCCTCGCGGATGGCCGCATCGCTCAGCGCGCCGAGGGCTTCGGTGTTGTCCACAGACAGCCCCGTGGTCTGCTGCAAGGCCAAGGCACTCATCCCGGTGTCGGGGCGAAACGTCACGCCCTCGAACGCCAATGGCCGGTCGTGATCGGTGAACCCCATCACCACGCCGTCGCGGCGCGTCAGCGCCCAACACCGGCATGTCGTCGTCACCCCAGTGCCCAGATGCGCCAACAACCCGCTCATACCCGGATCTCCACCACCGGCACATTGGGCACTTCGCCCGCCTGAAAACTGGCAAGACTGGTTTGAATCCGGTCCGTGTCGAACCTCACCGGCACATCGAATTCATACCCCGCCGTGATCGGCACGCCGCGGTTTGGCGGTTCAGAGAAGGTGACCACACCCGTGAAGGTATCAACCTCGTAATGCACGCCCTCCTGCATCTCGACATTACCAAGGCCCATGCGCACCGTGCCCTTGACCGGTTTGACGATGGGGCGCACCGCGACCTGATCGCCAGACCGATAGGATTTCAAAAGCGGAAAGGCGACCGTTGCATCATCCCCCACACCAATCTCCTGATCCCGGTAATCCGGCGCCGCCTTGGCCCGGCCCGATTTGAAATCGGTCCAGTCCTTCCAGCGAAACCCGAAAAGCTGCCCACGCCGCGCCTCGAAAAATGCAATCAACGCCTCGATATCATCGAGCGACCGAAGCGCCACGCCCGCGTCATACCGCCTGCGCGCCTGCGCCCAGGGCGTGTTGCGCTCCTCGAACCCGTTGGCCAGCGTGACAATATCCGTCAGCCGCTCCGGCCCGCCAAGCGAGCCGAAACTCAGGCTCGCCGGAAATCTGACCTCGTGAAATCCCATGTCCCGCTCCTTTTCAGCGATTGCGCCCACCGCGACCGATCACCCGGCCCAATTGCGCCGCGATCTGCCCCTGGCTACGGCGGAACCCCTCCGCATCGGGCGTCTGGATATTCATCACCACGCTGACAGAGCCGCCGCCCTGCGCGCGCACGCCCAAACGCCCATCCGGGCCACGGCTGAGCGGCATGATCGCCTCTGGCCCCGCCTCGCCCATCAACCCCGTGCCGCCGCGCATCGGAAAGGTCACAGGCCCGCTCACAACGCCGCCATTGGCAAAGGGCTGCACGCGGCCCTGCGAAAACGACGCCCCCTTGGCAAACGGAAACAGCCCGCCCACAAGGCTGCCGATCCCTTGTGAAATCAGCCCGCCAATTTGATCCGTCACAGGGCGAGTGGCATCGTTGAAGGCGCTGTTGACCATGATCGTGGCCAAACGCCGCAAACTGTCCGACAGGCCATCGCCATCGACCACGGCACCGCGTATGGCCCCGCGCAATCCCCGGCTCAGGCCCCGTTCCAGCGACTGCACGTCCTGCCCGGCACTGGCAAAGCCGCCCTTCACCCGCGCAAGTTCCGCGCCAAAGGCCGCCGCCATCCCCGTGGCCTGGCCCATCACGTCATCGAGTGCCGCAATCTGCGCCTCAAGATCGTCGACCCGTTCCAACTCATCCATCGCTCATCTCTCCTTGTCTGTCGGGAAAGGCGCGCAACAGCGCCTCAAGCCCCGCGCGCGCCATGGGCTGCACGCCCTGCCGCTCGCCCAGCATCAAGCGCAATTCGGCAGGCGTCAGCGCCCAGAACTCCGCCGGTCGCAGGCCCAGTCCCTGCATTCCCGCGCGCATCAGGGCAGGCCAATCAAAGCGCCTGCTCATTCGCACACCTCAGGCAGCGCAAAGGCCCGCGCCAAGAGTTCCGCCGCCGCCCGTGCCGCCGCCATGGGCCCGCCTTCAATGTCGGCACTCAGCAAATCCGCAGCCGACCCGCGCCAGCCGCCCCCGCGCAGTCCCGCCACGATCAGTGCCAGCACATCGCGGGTGGAAAACGTCCCCCCCTCGAACCGTGCCACCAGATCGACGAGCGAACCGCTCTCCAGCGCCGCCTCCAACTCTGCCAAGGCCCCCAACGTCAGCCGCATCACCTGCCGTTCGCCGCCAATGACCAGCGCCACTTCGCCTGCCCAGGGGTTGGCCATCACGATCACAGCACGGTAAAGGTCAGTTGCCCCGCCGAAGCGAGCGCCAGTTCATAGGTCGCCTCGCCGTCATGAGTGCCGCCATATTCGATCGCCGTGACCTGGAATGGCCCCTCGATGGTGCCGAAATCCGGGATCACCACCTGAAAATCCGGCATCTCGCCATCAAAGAAGATCTGCCGTGCCCGCGCATCGCTTGCCGCGTCGCGGAAAATACCCGAGCCGCTGATGCTCGCGGATTTCACACCCGCACCGGCCAACAACTCGCGCCAGCCCCCTGCGGATTCGAGGCTGGTCACATCCACGCTCTCGGCGTTGAAACTCACCCGCGTGGCGCGCAGCCCCGCCACCGTCTGAAAATTGCCGCTGCCGTTCAGGTCGATCTTGACCAGCAGGTCCTTGCCATTCTGTACCGCCATAGTCGTCACTCCAGAGATTAAAGGTTACGCGCCCTCATCGACGCGCGCCCGAAAGGTCAGGTCGATCCGCCGTGCCTGTCCGCCCGTTTCCCGCCGCGCGCGGGCGCGCAGGAAATCGAGGCTGCTCACCCGTCCGCGGACGAGGGAAAGCTCAGCCCCCACAAGCGCATCACTGACTGCGCCCGCCACCACTTTGGCCTGTTGAAATCCGGCGCTTTCGCTCACCACGGTGACCGTGAACCGATGCCACGCCCCGCCCGCCGTGCCGTCGCCGCGCTCGCGCGCCTCTTCGGGGCCGAGCGTCACATAGAGCGGCGGCACCCGGCCCGGCGGCACCGCGTCATGGATCGCACCGCCCACCAACGCGCTCAGCGCCGCGTCCTGAACAAGCCGCTGATAGACGGCCACCTGTAATCCCGCCGCCATCGCATAACTCATGACACCACCTCCTCTTGCGCCCAGAGGCTCAGGTATCGGCCCGCCCCGTCGGCCTCTGTCACCGACAGGATCGCGAAAATCCGCGCACCATCGCGCAGCCGCTGTCCGGCCACAGGCCGCGACGCCGCCCCTTGGGGCGCCGCGCGCACCGTGATCCGATAGCCTGCCCGCGCCACAGCCACCCCCGCGGCTTCGGCCTCTCGGCCCGACCGTGCGCTGACCTCGGCCCAGAGGGTGCCGCGCGCCTCCCAGACTTCCGCGAACCCGCCCGCCCCATCCGCCAGACGCAACGCGCCCTCAAGCACCAGACGACGGTTCAACCTCGGACGCGCCATCACCGCGCCCCCCCGCCCAACAGGCGCACCGTGCGATAGCGCTCGATCAGGCTGGCCACCCCAAAGGGCATGCAGCCGCTGCTCAGACTGGTCTCGTGCCGGTATTCGTAGTAATGCGCCGCCAGCATCAGCACCGCTTGTGCCAGATCGGCGGGAACATCAGACCAACCCGCACCGTAACCCGCGCGAAACCTGATTTCTGCCACAGCGCCGCGCCCGATAGCGGGCAGGAACGTGCCCACAGGCCGCACCAGGGGCCGATGCGCATCCTGCTCCAGCCGGTATAGACCGGGGTCGATCACCTCGACCTCATCCGCCCGGTTGCGCAAACCAAGGCTCAACACAGCGCTCACAGGGGCAACCGGCAAGGCCTGACCTGCCGCATCCCGCCACTGATGCAGCGCCCAGGAAAATTCGCGCTCCAGCAGCACCTTGCCTGTGCGTCCCTCGATGGCCGCAATCGCCGCGCGCAGAAAGCTCTCCAGAACCGGGTCCTGGATATCGTCATCGGCAAACCCCGTGCCCAACCGCAGATGCGCCTTGAACTCCGCCAGCGGCAGCGCGGCCGGGGGCACCGCGGTTTCTTCGATTAACATCATGGACCTACTCCATATATCCCGGACCCCTCCGGTGGTTCAGGCGCGCGCCATTCCGCGTTGCACGGACGGAGGGGACAGTTGGACAACGCCTCGCCCGAACGGCACGCGCCCCGGGGCAAGAGGATCACCCCCCGCCCCGTCGCCGCGTCCTCAGGCGACGGCGAACTTCAAGAGCTTGATCGCCTTGAAATCAGACACATCGCCACCCACCCGCTTGGTCGCGTAGAACAACACATGCGGCTTGGCGCTGTAGGGATCACGCAACACGCGCAGATCAGGGCGCTCGGCCACCGTGTATCCGGCATGAAAATCCCCAAAGGCGATCGCATTGGCCCCGGCGGCAATGTCCGGCATGTCCTCGGCGATCAGCACCGGATAGCCCATCAGCCGCGCAGGCTCTCCTGCCGCAAGCCCATCCGACCACAGGAACCGACCATCGGCATCCTTCATCTTGCGAATGGTGCCTGCGGTCTTGGAGTTCATCACGAATGTGCCATTGGCCCGGTATTGCGCGCCCAGGGCATAGACCAGATCGACAATCGGATCGGGCCCGGCAATCGCGCCCGCAACGCCTGTGGGCACATAGCCCAGATTGCCCCAGACCCAGACACCATTGTCCACGCTCGGATGGGTCAGAAACCCGCGCGGCTTGTCCACCCCGTCGCCCGAAACAAAGGCCGCCGCCTCTGCACGCGCGAATTTGTCGGCGATACGCCCCGCAAGCCACCCTTCGACGTCAAAGGCGCTGTCATCCAAGAGCCGCTGGCTGGCCTTGGGCAACGCGCTCAGCTCATGCAGCGGGATGCTGATCCGGTCGATCACAGGCGTGTCGGTCTCGGACAGCGTGCCGCTCTCCGTGGCCCAGCCATGGCCGACATCGGTGTGGTCCACCAGCACGTCAAAGCTGGTGGCCTCAACCGCCACCACATTGGCAACCGCCCGGATCGACGCCGTCGTGCTCAACACCGAGCGGATCATCTCGGCGGTCTGCGGATCGACCAGATAGCCGCCCTCGCCCGCAATCGCGGTATTGAGCGCCTTGCCCTCCAATTCGAGGCCGCGCAGCCCGTCATCGTCGCCACCGCGCAAATAGGCGTCAAACGCCTTGCGATGCGGCGCAGAGCCGTCTGTGGTCGCGGCAAGATGCGGACGTGCAAGCGCGATGGATTTGCGTTCAAACATGGTCAGTTTCTCTTCTTGCTGTTGCAGTCGGTTGTGAATTTCGGCCCGAAAGCCGCTGAATTCGCTCAAGAAACCCGCAACTGCGGATTTCACCTCGGCCACCGGAGACAGATCTTCCCCGGCCCGAGCCTTCGCTTGGGTCATCATCATTCCATCCTTCAGGTTTGGGTCGTTGTCGGGCGCTACACCTGCGCCATCTCCCGGCGGGCCGCGTCAAGCGCCGCCGCCATCTCGCGCAGGGTTTGGGCGTCGAGGGCATCGCCCTTGGCCGTCACCCGCGCACTGGGCAGCATCGGAAATGTCACCAGCGACACCTCCCACAGCTCCAGTTCACGCAAGAGCCGCTGGCCCTTGTCATTCCTTGCCGCGCGCAGCGTGCGATACCCGATGCTCAGCCCGTCAATCGCCCCCGCCGCGATCAGTGCCGCCGCCTCGCGCGCCCGTTCCACACGCTCCAAAAGCCGCCCCTTGACCCAGAGACCACGCGCGTCCTCGCGCACCTCGTCCCAGATGCCGATGGGCTGCGCCGGATCATGCTGCCACAGCATCTTGACGCGCCGCCCCTCCTTGGCCAACCGGCCGAGCGAGGCCGCATAGGCCCCGCGTTCGACAATATCGCCGCCTTGATCGGGCGCGCCAAAGAGGCTGGCATAGCCCTCGATCTGCCCCGCCTCGCTCACGCTCAGCATCGTGCCATCCAGCCGCGCGAACTTGCGCTCCAATCCCAATTCCATGTCCATCCGCCTGATCCTTTCGATCTGCCTCACCCCGGCAATACGGCCAAGAGCGGTTGAAACGCCTGCGCCAGTATCGCCGCCGCCACACCGTAAACCGCCAACCATAGCCGTCGCTCCAGACGCTCCAGAGCCGCCTCCATTCGCTCTTGGCGCTCGGTCAGCGCCCGCGTCTGCAATTCCGACACCCGTTCATGCGCCTCCAACCGCAGCCCAGGCGCGCAGTCGAAGGCCTCAAACCCGTAGCGCGGCGGTGCTGTGCCCCGTTCAGCCATCAACCTCCTCCGCGGCCACGGCAGGCAGGCCCAAGAGCCGCCTCTTTTCCGCTTCTGTCAGGAAATCCGCCGCACTCACTCGCGCCCATTGCGCATCGCGCTCGGCGGCCAGGGCGGGCACCTGATCGAGATCGGGAACAAGGTCCAGCGCCGCGCCGCTCATGCGCCCCAACCACGCCGCAACCGTCGCCGTCACCCGCATCGCCAGCGGCAGAACCGTCAGGCGATAGAAGGCCCGGTTCGCCTCCTGATAATTGGCGAAGGTCGCATCGCCGGGAATGCCAAGCAGCATCGGCGGCACCCCAAAGGCCAGCGCAATCTCGCGCGCGGCACTCTCCTTGGTCTTCTGGAATTCCATGTCCGACGGGCTGAACCCCATCGGCTTCCAGTCCAGCCCGCCTTCCAGCAACATCGGACGCCCGGCATTGCGCGCGCCCTGATGATGCGCCTCCATCTCGCTTACCAGACGGTCATACTGATCGCCCGACATTGCCCCCTGCCCCTCAGGGCCCTTATAGACAATCGCCCCCGAAGGCCGCGCGGCATTGTCCAAAAGCGCCTTGGACCAGCGGCTAGCCGAATTATGCACATCCAGCGCCTGCGCCGCGGCCTGAAGCGGGCTCAGCCCATAATGATCGTCCTGCGGGTGGAAACTCTTGATGTGACAGACACAGGGCACACCTTCGCGCACATCGAACCGATGCTTGCGTCCGCCCACGGCGTATTCGTAGGCCACGGGCCAACCGTCCGCCCCCGGCACCACACTCATCCGGTCAGAGCGCAGCACATGCAATTCTGCCGGCACGCCGCCCGACCCCACCGCCTCGATATAGGCATTACCGGTCAACAGGAGTTGCCCGTAAAGCGCCTCGAACAGCTCCGCCCGACCCTGCGCCGGATTGGGGCATTTGATCAGGCTCAGCACCGGATGCACGGCAAAACGCTGCTCGCAATCCTGCAAGACAAGCGGCAGCGCCGCCGCAGCCTCGGCAATCATCTTGACACAACGAAACCCCACCGGATTTCCGGCAAACCCGGTGCGCGCCAGGCTGACCGTATCGCGCGGGCTCCAGGCCACGCGCCCCGCGCCATGCCAGGCCATCACGCGGCCCGTGGCACTTGCCTTCTGCTCGGGCGCCGCCTCCGGCACCGTGGCCCCTTGCCGAAAGAAATCCAGTATCATCGCGCCGCTCTCCTTGATCCCGCTCAT